GACCCCTTCGGGGCATAATTTTTTTTATGACCTTTATATGAATAATAAAGGCCATAAAGATTGGTTTGTTAAAAAGTTTACCGTGGAAGATACAAAGTTAATTCCAAAAGACGAATTAGAAAATTTGCGTGCTATGATGTCACCAGAGGAATACGCTACCGAGTTTATGGTAGATTTTGATGCTGGTGTAGTGGGTGGTATTTACACAAAATCAATGCAGGTGGTGGAAGATGAAAATAGAATTACTAATGTACCTCACATCCCTGAATTACCCGTTACCACATTTTCCGATATTGGATTTCGTGATGCTTTTAGTATTGTTTTTATTCAAAAGGTAGGTTCGGCAATTCATGTTATCGATCATTTAGAACATGCGGGTGAAAGTATAGAATACTACGCTAATAAATTAAAAGAATTACCTTATACTTTTGACTCACATTATGCAGGACATGACATAGTGGTTACTGAGTTAGGATCAGGAAAAAGCAGACAAGAAATAGCTTCCAATTTAGGATGGTATATACAACCAGTCCCTAAATTAAAAATAGAAGAAGGTATTAATGCTTTACGCCTTAGTTTGAAAAGAACATATTTTGATAAACAGAAATGTGATTATCTAATTAATTGTTTAAAACAATATAGATGGAAAAAAAATGCTTTAGGAGAGCAAACATCGACCCCACATCACGGACCTGAAAGTAATTCATGTGATGCTATGAGATATATGGCTACAGGATTAAACGAGTCGAGTGATTGGTCTAGTAAACTTAATTACGGGCCTTCTGGGATAGTTTAGAAACCTTTTTTTCTAAATAAGCAATACGTTTATCTTTTTCTAAAATATTTTCTTTAAGACCAAGACCCCAAGACAATAGAGGATTGACGGGCCTTCGGCCGTTATAATAATTACCAATGGCTGTCCTAGTAACCCCTGACTCCTTCGCCAGCTTCCCTTGGGATAAACCTAATAATTTAAGTAATCTTCGTAATTGAAATTTAGTCATTATCACTATCTAAGGTTTCTGTTCTAGGTTTACAATTAGCATAATATCTAGTTATTTCTCTTACATGATTTTTAACTAAATATCTTTTTGGTGTACTTTTTATTAAAGTACCAGCAACCCAACATTCATCATCTTTGTCGGTTTGTAAAACCCAAACTTTATCACCTTTTTTAAACATATAACGGTGTTACACTACAACAACATAATAATCAATGAAATTAAATAAAAAAAAAGAACAAGAACTAAAGGCAACAATAACTAGCGAAACCACTGATGCTTTAGGGTATCAGAACGGTAAATTGGTCCAAGAACGAAGCCTAGCCTTAGATTATTATAATTCAGAAAAAATGGGCAACGAAGTCGAGGGACGAAGCCAAGTTATCTCTAGCGATGTCTTGGAAGCAGTCGAGTCAGTCCTTCCTAGCCTTTTAAGAATATTTACAGCAGGGGACGATATAGTTAAATTTGAACCCGTAGGTCAGGAAGATGAAGAAGCATCTAAACAAGCAACAGAATATATTAACCACATAATATTTAAAGATAATGACGGATGGAGAATATTTTACACTTGGTTTAAAGATGCATTAATTCAAAAAAATGGCTTTATAAAGCATTATTATAAATACGAGGACGAATACCTTAAAGAGTCGTATAAAGACCTTACAGAGATAGAATATCAGGCTTTATTAGTTGATGATGCTGTTGAGGTATTAAAAGTTGAAGAAAAAGCTAGTGAAACAATGGTGCAAACAGAACAGGGTGAAATGCCTGATGTTCAAACAACTTTTGATGTTGATATAAGAAGAAAATCATCTTCAGGAAAAATTTGTATAGAAAATATTCCACCTGAAGAAATGCTATTAAGCAAAAGAACAAAAACTTTGCAAGATGCACCTTTTATAGCACACCGAATTAAAAAAACGGTTTCTGATTTAATTGCAGAAGGTTACGATAGAAAAAAAATAGAAGATTTACCATCGTATGCTAATTCACGATGGAATGAAGAAAGTTTAAGTCGAAATCTTTTTGATGAAGAAACTTACATGGATGAAAATGCAGACCCATCTATGCGTGAGGTTCTTGTTCAAGAATGTTACATAAGATCTGATATAGATAATGATGGTGTTGCAGAATTAATTAAAGTTATTTGTGTTGGTGATAGTAATGAAATTTTAGATGTAGAAGAAATAAGTTATATTCCTTTTTCTACCATTACACCAATTATTAATCCGCATCGTTTATTTGGAATGAGTGTTGCAGATTTAGTAATGGATATTCAACAAATAAAATCTGTATTACTTCGTCAATGTTTAGATAATGCTTTCTTAATGAATAACAGCAGAGTTTTAGCTGTAGAAAATCAAGTTAACTTAGATGATCTTTTATCTAGTAGAGCAGGAAATATTGTACGAGTAAAAACACCTAATGCCGTAGTACCAATGCAAGCACAAAACTTCATGCAAGAAGGTTTGGCAATGATGGAAAAAATTGACCAAATAAAAGAGTCAAGATCAGGTATTAGTAGGATGCAACAAGGTTTGGACCCTAACACAATTCAGAAGTCACATACTACCGCAACAGGAGTAAGGGAAGCCATGCAATCGGCTGGCCAAAGAATTGAAACGATTGCTAGAGTGTTTGCAGAAACAGGCATGAAAGATTTAATGAATTGTTTGTTAAAATTAACAACACAATATCAAGATCATAAAAGAGTAATAAAAATTAGAAATGAATACGTTCCAATAGACCCAAGAGAGTGGAAAAATAAATTTAATTTATCAATAAATGTGGGATTAGGAACAGGAAGCCATGAGCAACGGCTTCAAATCTTAGGGCAAATATTAGGCATCCAAGAAAAAATATTGATGTCAGGTAGTAAATTAGCAAATGAACAAAATATTTATAATACGTTAGAACGTATGGTTCATAATGCTGGGTTCAAATCACCTCAGGAATTTTTTACAAATCCTGAAACACTTCCTCCCGAACCTCCTAAAGACCCTATGCAGGAAAATCCGTTGCTTATTGCTACACAACAACAAATACAAGCTGACAGAGAAAAGAATGTTGCTGAATTGCAATTGAAAAAAGAAAAGATGGAAGCTGAACTCGAATTAAAAAAACAAGAACAAGTAGCTGAGTTAGAATTAAAAAAACAAGAAATGATAGCAGAGTTACGAATGGAAAGAGAAAAGATGAATAAAAAAGCACAAATGGGAACTTTATAATGGTACAATTTACACCTTTTGGCCAATCATCTTTATTTAATAATATTGTAGCAGGAGGAGGAACACCATTAGGTGCTGTTCCTATGAATTTTGCAACAGCAACTCCTTATCAATGGAATACAGACCCAATACCACCTGAACCAGATACACCCGAAGATGGTTTTGATATGGGAGTTTTTTGTTCATTACCAGCAAATGCTGGTCATCCAATGTGTGTTCAAAATAATAATGGAAAAACTTTTGCAGAAGAAAGAGCAGATGAATTATACATTCCAACAGATGAAGAAATAGCTGGAATGACTAACATGGAATACATTAATAATCTTATAGATAGAGGATGGTTAAAAAATTCTGCTCTTGGTTATTTACCAAGTAAAGGTGGTTTGTTAACATTAGGAAAAGGTTCATTGGCTAGTCCATATTTTGCTTTAGCATTTGGTAAATTACAAAAAGCTAAAAGAGATAAAATGATAGCTGAACTTAAAAAGCGTGGTATAAAAATTACTGACAGCAAAGCTAATGGAACACAAATTAATTTAGAAGATCAATATGCTGGCAATTTTGCTTTAGGGCAAACATTAGAACAAATTGCTTATCAAGAAAGACAAAAAGCAAATAATGAAAAAAATATTGATAATGCTTATACAAATACTATGACAAGTGAGGAAATTATTGAGGATGCAATTAAATCTGGTGGTACAATAAATCCACATGAGGTTACTGGTTCTAATAATAATTATAACACTACAGGAGTTAGTTATTACCAAGGTAATAAAGGTTATGGAAATGTAGATGATTATGATGATGATGAGTCAGGTATTTAATGGCAACAGAAAAAGAAATTAAATTATCTAATGATGCTAAAGCAATTATAGATAATCCGCTTTATCAAAAAGCATATACAGATTTACGAAAGGAATTAGTTGATGAATTATTAGCTACTCCACTTCGTGATACGGAAGCAAGAGAAAAAATTTACATGATGGTAAAGATGCTTGACTCCGTGCAAACCCGAATACAATCCATAATGGAAACGGGTACAATCCTAAAAAAGGAATAAATAAATGGCAGACAATCCAGCAATGGAAACTGCGGTCCAAGAACAACCAACGGCAGAGCCAGAGGTTAAAGAAAGTTTAATAGGTCAATTCGAGAACTTAATAACCGCAGAGAACGAATTACCAACATCAGAAGGTGAACAGGAAGCAAAAGCAGAACCAGAAGCACCCTCCGATGAACCAACTCCACAGGATTTGGAACTAGAGGAAATTGACGACAACTCCCCAGCAGAAGCAAGTGAGGAACTTTACTCAGTCAAAGTAAATGGCATAGAGGAAAAAGTTAACCTTAACGAACTTCTTGCAGGATATAGTAGGCAAAAAGATTACTCGACTAAAACAAATCAGTTAGCGGAAGAACGTAAAAATTTAGAAAATGAACGGTCTAAAACACAAACTGAAATTGAAGCGGTCAAAATAGAAAGAGATAAGTATGCTACGCAACTAAAATCTTTTTTGAAGCAAGATAAAGAAGAAGATATTGATTGGGATAAAGCCTATAATGAGGACCCAATTGAATATGTTCGCTTAAAAGCTGAGTCGGATAGAAAAAAAGAAATTCGACAAAAAGCTGAAAATGAACTTAAATCTATAGAAGCTAAACAAAAAGCAGAAACAGAAGATAAATACAAACAGTATGTTACTTCCCAGTCTGCATTGTTACAGGAAAAAGTACCAGAGTATGCTGACCCCGTAAAAGGTGATAAGCTAAAACTTGGTGTTAAAAATTACTTAAATGAAATAGGATTTAGCGATCAAGAATTGAGTATGTTAACCGATCATCGCACCGTTATGGTAGCAATAGAAGGTATGAAATACAGTCAATTAAAGAAAGCTAAGTTAGATGGAAAAAAAGTAAATAAGGTTCCTAAAGTTAATAAAGGTGGCGTTCCAACTTCAAAACAAGATGTTAATGTAGAGCAACGAAACTCTAGTCTTAAACGAGCAAAATCTGGCAAGTCACAGGACATGTTAGATGCGTTTATGAATGTAATTAACTAACTATAGGAGAATATGTATGGCACAGCCAACAAACACATTTGACTCTTATGATAGTGTAGGAAATAGAGAAGATTTACAGAACTTAATTAGTTTAGTTGCTGTAACTGAAACTCCGTTCCTATCATCATTAAAGAATCAAAAAATTTCCTCTACTTACCATGAATGGCAGACACTAGCTTTAAGTGCAGTAGCGGACAACAAAGTAATAGAAGGTGATGAAGCAACTTTAGACGCCAGCCTTCAAACTGCGAGAGTAGGAAACTACACACAGATTTCTGATAAAACTGTTGTAGTATCAAATACTTTAGATGCGGTTGACAGAGCAGGAAGAAAAAAAGAAAAAGCCTTCCAAATGTTGCACAAATCAAAAGAACTTAAAAAAGACATGGAACACGCAATGATTGGTCTTAACAATGCTCGTGTTGCAGGCAACGCTTCAACAGCAAGAGAACTTGGTTCTGTTCAATCATGGATAGCAACTAATGATGTCTTTAATTCATCTGGTTCACCAAATGGTGCTTCAC